GCCTTCGCAATCATCGCGTAAACAACGGTTTTCTGTTTTTCAGAAAACGTGTCGAATACGTCTGCGATGGTTTCCTCTTTTTCCTCGCTCTTGTCGGACTCTTCCTTCTTATCAGAAGTGTCCGCAGCATCTTCCGAATGATAGAGCATAATGTTCTCGTCGTACCCAAGAATGATGCCGGTTTCAACGCCATCGCCATGAGCCATGACGGAATCGATAAAGGCTCCGGGATTTGCCCCAGCCAGAACCAGACTCACTTCACGAATAGCGCCGTGAATCACATCGCTGCCGGCCTGCTTCAGCTGATTGGCAAAAATAGAAAGAGACCGAACGTCGCCATGACGAACGGCCTCTTTGATATTTTTTGCGTTTTCAGTGTTGTTGAAAGAACAGTAGGCGTAAACGCCTTCGTTTCGGTTCTCCAGCAGCGCATGACCAAGAACATTATCCGGATCGGAATGGTTGTGGTTCCAAACCAACGGAACAGTTTTACCATCGCAGTGCTTGAATGCATCTTTTCGAATGGTCCGTCCATCCGAACAGAGCAAATCGTTTCTAGTGGCCCAGCCACTAAAATCATATTTCTCCATTTTGATTTTCCTCCTGGCTTTTTATCTGCTCAGTCTTCTCGCCGCCAGGTTCGCTGAGGTTCTTATTTCTAAGTTCGTCAGCTCTCGGATCGTCAGACGGTTTCATACCAATGATTTGTCTGAACTCATTCGATGTCATGATTTCGTTCCGGGTGAATTTGTCTGCAATTTCTGCAATATTGTCAACCGGCACCAGACGGAACGGATCTGTAAAGAACATGATCGACTGAGATTGAGACCGAGCTGTTTTTGTAAGAAACTTTCGTTTCATTTCATCAACAATCGCTGAAACGATAGGCTCTATCGTTCTGTTGTTATAGTTCAGCATCGTTTTCTCGTCAGCGGTCCCATCCATAACGCTTTGAGTGATTCCTAACTGGCTGTATAGCATGCTCGTTAGAAATTCAATCTGCTTCATCAGGTTGTTTTCCACTGAACGATTCAACTGTGTAATGCGCTCCGTACCATCGGTATAAGCGATTCCATACTTTGAACCTGACAACTGATTTTCGATATCTTTACGCCTGTTTTCAGCTTGTTGACGCCTTGCTTCAGTCTTGATGACGTATGGCAGCTGAATGATAAGGTCTAACTTACCAGAGCTGCTTTGCTCATCAACGACATCCAACAAATTAAGTTTCCGAATAAGCCGCTGCATTGTAGAATTGGGCTCATTGATAACGGCGTACAAAGGGTTTTCTACAATTGCAACCGTGCTTTTCGGAACTGTAATGTCTTGCTTCTCCCCTGTCCATTCGTTGTACACACGAACTTTGACATGCTGTGGATACCATTCAAGAATTTTACCGACACGCATAGACAGGATGTCATAGCCCCCGGTTTCTTCCGGATTATCGGTCGTTTCTACCGGAACAATGGCGATACAGCCCTCGTCGAGCATCGACATGATTACGTCTTGTCGAAAAGCTCGTGCCGTTTGGTCGAGGTTTGCTTCCAGTGTCAAGCAGTTGTTCAGCTTGGATGAAACGTTTGAAATATATCGCTCGTTTTCATCCAGTCGAACATGTTGAATAGAAATAGCTGCACCGTCTAAGCTAATTCGATTGTAAACAGAAGTAACGATTGAACGCTCATTACCCCGGCTGAAACGAGTACGGTCCGGACGGTAGAAATATCCTGGTCCAGTATCGTTGTAAGAGTGCGTAGGGTCTCTGTTAAAAAAAGTGTTCCAGGCTCGTTTAAACCTGGAACTCATAGACATGTCCATTTTGAATGTTCACCGCCTTTTAAACAGTTAGTTTTAGCTAACCAACGAATGCAATTATTCAAAAGCATCTTTGTTGGCTTTATAGGCAATATAAGCATCCATCATAGCTGCAACAGCGTCGATTTTCTGCTCATATCGCTTCTTTAAAAGTTTCCTGTTTCCATTTGTGTCTTCCAACGTAATGCAGTTCCCCATTGCAAAAGTCATCAAATCCTCGTCAAACAAAAGCATCCGCTCCTCAGAAAGCTTTTTCAACTCTCCCAAAGGAACGGATTCCGTTTTTGCACCTTGGATTACTTTTTCAATTCCAAAGGGGCCGTTCTCTGATGCCCACCTGTCAACAAACTCCCTTGCATTGTAAGGATCGTATCCAAAGCAACGCACGTCGTATCCACAATCCGTGATATAGTTGTCCAGATCATCGTAGACCTGCATCATGTCCAAGACCGTTCCCTCAAGGACAATCAAGCTGCCTTCTTGCATGAACTGATCATACTTGATTCGCATTGCCGCCGGGAGTTTCATTAGAGTAGACGAGGTGATATAGTTCCTTGTCTTTATTCCAAAAGCACCATCGGATAAAGGGAAAAGGAAGGTAAAGGCACAGAAGTCATCTCCCTGAGAAAGGTCTGCTCCAAGGGAGCATGCCATCTGCCAATACGAACGCTTGCGGTGTGGAAGTGTCTCCTCATAGGTAAAGTAATAAGTATAACCTTCCATCGGCAGGCCAAACCTTTTTGCAAGAATATCATTTCGTGCAGCCGGTGCCTTCTCAGCACGCTCCACATCCAATTGATACGTCTCATAGCTAACAGTCTTACCAATGTTAGGCTGTGCTTTTACCCACATCGCCGGATCTGAAACTTCGTCAATTGAATCGAGCTTATACCACCAAATCGATACGTGCGGGTTGATGTAATCTCCTTTGAGAATGTCCATCAACTCCATTTTGATTGTATCGCCGGCACCATTACGAACTGTCCCTTCAGAACTGATTGCAACGATGAGATAGTCGTCGACCTTCGAAGCGCCCTGCTCTATTGCACCAATTACATCCTCTCGAATGTCCCCCGAAAGCCATTCGTCGACCGTCGCAACTTTGATTTGCAATCCCTGAAGCTTATCGATTCGCATTGGCCTTATCTCCAACAACGAACCCGTTAAAAAATTCTCGATACCCTTTTTGGTTGGGGAAAGTTTTACGCGGTTTGCTTTAGAACCAGTCGTATTCTGCAAAGATCCCTCTGTCAAGAATTTGAAGTATGGACCTCTTGCACGAGTGATTGAGGTGCGAATCGGAGACAAAACCTCTTCGGCCTGTTTCATTGTCGGAGCCGTAGTAATCTGGTGCGTTGTGGTTGCGTCCACATTGAGGAAAAAGTTTTGGAGGCAAGAACCGTACATTGATTTCGCTGCGCCACGGGCGACAATTAGGTATTGCTTATTGATCAAACGTTTCCTGACTTTTTTGGTTATGTAATGACCGCCATAACCATCCTCATAGGGCTCATAAATGCTGCGCTCAACAAAGTAATACCATCCAAAGATCTGCTCAGCCCATAATTTAAATGTGTCGAGAAGATTTAAGTCTGCTCCATCGGTAAGTGTGAGTTCGCTTTCGCAATAATCAATGAAGCCCTCTACCGCCCTGTCGTCATAGTAAACTCCGGGATTTGCAATCAAGTCGTCGATTCGATTCATCTCCATCGAAATTTCTTTGTTTACCGGAATTTCGCCACGGATTACGGCATCTCGAAACATGCCGTAGTATTTCGGGACGGCCGTGTTTGATAATGCCATATTGTAACCACCTTATGTTGTTCCTCGCATTGAAAAAATAGCCCAAAATATAGTATAATGCGTTAAATACAAAAAGACCAACTTTTAAAAGACTGAAGGTGACACATTGATAAACTATCATAAGCTATATGTGCCAAAGAAGAATGTACAGCTCATCCCCAGCTATTTGCTTTGGTACAAAGAAAACGCTCAGA